AGTGATTACAAATCACCATCTAGGAAGGGAGACATATCTGAGATAGATATATGTCTTCACTTTCTAAACACGGGGTATGAAGTATTCAAGAACATGGGGTGTAGCGGCCCCGTGGATTTTATTGTTTTAGATAGAGAAACAGGTGAAGTATCTTTGTATGATGCGAAAACTCCTGTAGTTTATGAGATGCAGAACTCCATGATTAGTGTAGGTACAAGTAGCTTAAACGCCGAACAGAAAAAACTAGGTGTTAGAATGGTTACACAATATAAGGGTGATGTATATGAAGATAACATCAAAGTGAAACTATTTTTTGATGCCGATGGCAATAGAATAGATGGTGAGGTTAAACACCGTAATGAATACACGGTGGACGAAAAAGGAACACTGATACGCAACAACACATACAAGGTGAGCAAAAATGAAAACAGTAAATGACATGGTACAGAGGTACTATACATCTAACGATTTCAGTATGTTACGCGACAGAACTAAACAAGACTATAAGTATTTCTTGAGTGTAATGTGTAAAGAATTTGGTGATGTAAAGTACAAAGACTTAACAAGTAAGCAAGCCAAACACGCTTACGAAGATTGGGTTGCGCGTGGTATCAGCCTCGCCAACCATGTCTGTACTGTGTCATCTATAGTATTCAGATATGCCATTGAGATGGAGTATGCAACAGTCAATCCATTTGCCAGTGTCAAGCGTAAGACAGCACCTCAACGTAAAGTTGTGTGGACTGAGGACAACGTACGTCAATTCCTTGACACTGCATACAGTGACTTTCAGTGGCGTAGTCTTGGCTTGATTGTACACATGGCATACGAATGGTGTCAGCGACTAGGTGACATGCGATTACTGACATGGGATAACTTTGACTTTGCCAATAGGAAACTATTCCTTGAGCAGTCCAAGCGTAGGTCGCAGGTAACATTACCTATCGAAGATGCTCTATACGATATGCTGATACAACAAGAGCAGGACTTTGGCTTTCAACAGTACGTTGTACCGCGAACCAGCCCCATACAGGGCGAGTACCACCCGTACAGCATGGAGAGGCTATCCAAAGCTGGTCGGGCTGTCATGCGCGAAGCTGGACTGCCTGATGAACTACGACTGATGGACTTGCGCCGCACTGGTACGACACAGATGGTCGAAGCTGGTGTGTCTATGGGACAAATCATGTCGGTAACAGGACACACTAACCCACAGTCAGTTAAACCTTACATGAAAAATACGTATGCCTCTGCAAATAATGCATTGACAACTCGTAAGTCTCATGGTAAAAGCACTTAACTGCCACACAGAAAGAGATATAGTTATGAACATATATAACATAGTAAGTGATTTAGATATACCTAATGGACACACGCACAGGATGAACTGCCCATCATGTAATGGGACAAAGACATTCACTGTAACCAACAACATGGGTAAACTTATCTGGAACTGTTACAAGGTATCTTGTGGTGTGTCAGGTGGTACTCGTGTCCATCTTACAGTAGATGATATACGCCGTGGCTTCACAGGTGCAGAAGACTTTGCAGATGAGAAGTTTGAACTGCCTACCTACATTGTACCGCATCGTGGTAAACGTGCAGTAGTCAAGTGGTGTGCTGAGTGGGGTATCCACGAGGATGAGCATGGCTTGATGTATGATGTCAAGGAAGACCGTGTAGTATTCCCTGTTGTACATGATGGCAAGCTAGTTGATGCAACTGGTAGGTCATTGAGTAAGCGAATACCTAAGTGGAAAAGATATGGAAATAGTGGCTTGCCTTATGTCTCAGGACGTGGTAAAGTCGCAGTAGTTGTTGAGGACTGTGTGAGTGCAACCGTTGTTGGTTACGGTTCCTTTGTCGGGGTTGCGCTTCTTGGTACATCTCTCCAAGAGTCGCATAAAAGGTATCTCTCGCAGTTCTCAACAGCAATCATAGCGTTAGACCCCGATGCTCTACCTAAGACGCTACACATGATGAAGGAACTACGAGGACACGTTTCGGATGTTCGCGTATTGAGGTTGGTGGATGATATAAAGTATAGAAACCCGACAGACATGGAGAAGCTAGATGCTCTCCGCAGACAGATAGGAGAATAACCACATGGAACTTACATTGATAAGAAGCCTAATGGATAAGGAGTTCTACGATGACCATCGTGGTTCGCGCTGTCCTACACGCTTGTTCAGCAAGGACGTGCGTAAGATTAAAGAGTCTATTGATACGGCTATGGATAGGTATGAACGTACTGTGACACCTGATGAGATAGAGGCATTGTTCATGTCGAACAACCCGACACTCACCACTGCACAGAAGCAAGCCTACTCATCGCTGTTCAATACCATCAAGCGTGAACAACCTATGGGTGGTGATGTAGCACAAGAGGTGCTGTCTAAACTATTCCAGCAGGTTATCGGTGAGGACGTAGCCAATATCGGATTCGATATGGTCAACGGTTCAGCCGCTACACTTGAGGCATTACGCAATCTACTTGAGCAGTACGGCGATGACTTCACTCCTAATCTGAAGATTGAGTGGGATGACATCAGCATTGAGACATTGATGGCGAAGGCTGAACTAGAAGCCAAGTGGTCATTCAACATACCTAGCGTAGCACGTAAGGTTGAAGGCGTTAGTGCTGGTCAACTGATTGAGGTAGGCGCACGGCCTAACACTGGTAAGACTTCCTTTCATGCCAGTCTTATAGCCGCGCCGGGTGGGTTCGCATCACAGGGTGCTAGATGTGTCATCCTATGTAATGAGGAACCTACCCATCGTGTTGGTGCTAGATACTTGACAGCCGCCGCAGGTATGTCAGCCCGTGATGTCAAGGCTAACATGGCAATGGCTAAGTCGTTGTATGAACCAGTGATGAATAACATCAAGATTAAAGAAGCTGGTGGACGTGACATGGCGTGGGTTGAGTCTGTATGTAAGTCGTACAAGCCTGACATTCTTGTGCTTGACATGGGTGATAAGTTCCAGACTGCTGGTGGCTTCTCTCGTCCTGACGAAGCACTCAAGGCTTGCGCTATTCATGCTAGACAGATAGCCAAGACGTATGACTGTGCTGTATTCTATATGTCTCAGCTATCTGCAGAGGCAGAAGGACGGTCACAACTTAATCAGTCTATGATGGAAGGCTCACGTACTGGTAAGGCGGCAGAGGCTGACCTTATGATACTGATTGGTAAGTCACCTACCGTTGAAGGACAGGAAGAAGATAGCCCACTACGTCACATGAACATCGTGAAGAACAAGCTGAATGGCTGGCACGGTATGGTGAACTGTGAGTTGGACTATCTGACAGCGAGGTACGAAGGATGAAGCTAACACTTGACGTAGAGAACACTGTCACCAAGCGTGGTGGTAAGATGCACCTTGACCCCTTTGAGCCAGAGAACTCACTGACTATGGTGGGTATGCTGACTGACCAAGGTGTTGAACGTATTGTTACCTTTGACCATAGTGAAGTACAGGCCGATGACTTTGGACATACTGTTGTACAGGAGTGGCTAGACAAATCTACAGTTCTAATCATGCACAATGCGGCACATGATTTGCTGTGGCTGTGGGAGTCAGGCTTCACATACGATGGCCCTGTGTTTGACACTATGCTTGCAGAGTATGTGCTACAGCGTGGTATCAAAGAGCCGCTATCACTTGAGGCTTGTGCTGAACGCTATGAGTTGGATACTAAGAAGCAGGACACACTCAAGGAGTACTTCAAGAAAGGCTACTCTACTCGTGATATACCGCACGATGAGTTGTCTGAGTATCTATCTGCTGACTTACATGCTACACAGCAACTGTCTGACAAGCTAGTAAATCGCCTCAACACAGAGGCAGATGCTAGGCTCATGCCTACAGTGACACTCACTAATGAGGTAGCTGTATGCCTGTCACGTATCTATCAGCGTGGCTTCAGTGTTGATGTTGCCAAGCTGGATGAGGTGCGTCAAGAGTTTGAACAAGAGAAGCGTCAGCTTATTGACGACTTACAAGTTCATGTACGTAAGCTGATGGGTGATACACCTATCAACCTCAACAGCCCAGAGCAGTTGTCGTGGGTTATCTACAGTCGTAGGATACTGGACAAGCCCTATTGGGGGAATGCTATTGACCCTTATATGGCAGACGCAGACTTCCGTAGCCTCATGGCTGGCGGTACAGAACGTGTGTATAAGACTGTGGCTAATCAGTGTGCTACCTGCAATGGTACTGGTCAGATACGTAAGACTAAGAAAGATGGTCAGCCGTTTGCTAATACAAACAAGTGTCCTGACTGTCATGGTGATGGTTACTTGCTTACTAATAGTGACAAGTTGGCTGGACTAAAGTTCAAGCCGCCATCTGCTAAGTGGGCTAGTGCCAATGGCTTTAGTACCAGCAAGACTAACCTTGAGTTACTTGAGTCTGTCGCAAAGTCTAAGGGTATGCATGACGCTGTTGACTTCTTGACTAAGGTACGTAGGCTGTCAGCCGTTGACACATACCTGTCATCATTCGTTGATGGCATCGCACTGCACACTAAACAAGATGGCAAGCTGCATGTTCGCTTGCTACAGCACCGCACTGCTACTGGCAGGTTCTCTGGTGCTGACCCTAACATGCAGAACATGCCGCGAGGTGGAACCTTCCCTGTTAAGAAGGTATTTGTATCACGGTTTGCTGGTGGTAAGGTAATGGAAGCTGACTTTGCACAGCTTGAGTTCCGCGCCGCCGCATTCCTATCACAAGATGGAGTTGCAATTGAAGAAGTCTCTACTGGATTTGATGTACATGCATATACCGCTAAAGTTATTACCGATGCTGGTCAACATACGTCTCGCCAAGATGCGAAGGCGCACACGTTTGCACCACTCTACGGAGCAAGCGGATACGGACGGTCACAATCAGAGGCCGCATACTACAAGCACTTCAACGAGAAGTACAAGGGGGTCTCAGCTTGGCATTCCCGACTGGCTAAAGAGGCTGTAAACACTAGGCACATTACTACGCCATCAGGTAGGCAGTTCGCTTTCCCTGACGTTGTACGTAAGACTAATGGTACAGTATCATTCTTTACCCAGATAAAGAACTACCCTGTGCAATCATTTGCTACGGCAGACATTGTACCTGTTGCATTGCTACACATTGACGCACTGTTGAAGAACAT